TGCGTTTTACTTCTTTAATAGCTTTGTGGAGTTGTTCGTTTTTAGTACGTAACTTAACTTCACTTTTAAATTTGCTATATGTTACTTCGTTAAGTAGTTCTTCTTTAATAGTATCTACTATTGATTCGTTCATAGCTGATTTTTTACCTGGCCACATTTCTTTATAATCAAACATTTTAGAATTTTTAGGCATACCAGGTGCTTTTTTAAATCCTTGTTTCATAGCTGTTGCTGTTGCTTTATTAGTTTTTTGTCCTTTTTTAGCAAATGCATATGGAGTATTGATTGGACCAGCACCAACGCCTATAGCGCCTGTACCTGTTTCTTCATTTACTGGTAATGTAGGTTCAATTTCTTTCCATATACCAGTATCAGAAAATTTTTGTCCGTTGTCTTTATTTAAAACAACAGCATCAATTTCTCCTATCTTAAGTTTTCTTGATTTTAAAGCCACAGATAATTGGGTAGCATTACCAATATTTTTATCATCTAATAATTTATTACCACCGTGTCTGCTTATAAATCCGTAAGCATCTCCAAATGGACCACTAGGAGCTGCAAAATCAGCACTCATAGCCTCACGAATAATTTTTGTAACGTATTTTTTTAGATTATCCATTTTTTAATTCGTTTACTAGTTGATGATATTGTAATAATGAAATAATATTTTCATCCTTTACATTTTGGTTTTTACCTAAAGGCTGGATTAGATTGATTACTTCGTTAATTTTGATTTGGATTGTTTTATCTGTTACAGATGAATTTAGTTCAGTTAAACTAGCACGTAAGAAATCGAATTGTTCATTTACAAATTCTCTTAATTTAACAGTATTTGAAATGTTGTTGATGTATTCTTTTAATACTGATTTTTGTTTACTATCTAAATTTGAATATTTAGAGTTAAATCTTTCTAATAATACACGATATGCTAATAAACGAGTACCTTTATCCATATCTGAATATTCTTCCATCAATCTATCCGCTACTAATTCTTTATTAATCTCAGTACGAGTAATATGTTCTAATAATGTAATTTTATTATCGACTACTTGGTTAGGATTAATGAATTCTAATGAATTGTGGGACTCGATTAAATTATATACAGCAGCGTATTGTGTGTAATAATTGATTTTGGATTTAAAGAATTCTTCTATATTATAGTTTGAACGAATTTCTTTAATAAGGTTATATTTTTCTCTCTTTAATGCCGTTCTGTTTAAACGTGATGACATTTCTAATGTCCCATTAATTAATGATTCTGCTTTACCTTCAGTTAACAACTTAGTGTTGATTAACGTTTGATATATTTTATATTCCTTATTTAATTCGGTTTTAGAAAAATATTTTTTAACTAAATCAATAGCTGCTGAATCTTTGCCAGACACCGTATCGCTAGCAATTTGGCGAACTAATAGTTCGAATAATATGCCCGTATTTTTGTATTTACTGTGGGTTATTTTACTCATAATTGGTAAAGGATGTGCACTACCTATAAATATGTAATAGTTATATGTTCTTAATGTTTTCTTCAGATAATAAATCAAATTTTAGCGCAGAATCGAATACAATTTCTTTTCTTAGCGAACTTAATGACTCAAGTAAAGCTCTATTTTTATTCAATTCAGCTAGGGCTAATGGTGAACCACCTTTTGGTGTACCTGATTCCTCAGACTTATTAGCGGTATATAACATACCATTTTCCTTTTTGCCTAATCTATCTTTACCTAGTGGGTCACGTTGTGTACCAATAATTGATGATTTCTCTTTAGGACGACCAATTGGCTCTTTTTCATCGTATCCTGGAGGTACAGAAGCTTGTGTTTCCATTCCTGTTCTACCCTTACCATACAATGCTGCTAAGTCATGTGGTGTACCATATGATTTACCTGATTTAGCTGGGTCGTTACCTTCGTTTTCGATTTGGCCTAAACGGAATGTACGTTTTTTATCTTCCATTACTAGATCACGTAATTCATCGTATGAATCTTCTGAGAATTGGAATATATTATCATAGATCCAATCAGATGGTACTAAATTAGTATCCATTAGATCTTTAGCTAATCCAACTTTTTCCTTCCATAATGCTACTTTCTCTTGTTCGTAAATAACAGATGGAGTAGTTAATGATAATTCAAAATTAGATAATGATTCACCATCAAATCCTTGAACATATAAATGTACTAACGCAATTTTATATAATTCAGATAATGTAATACGTTGGATACGCTCAACTGTACGAGCAAATCTAATATCTTCAGCAGCTAATGTTGCTTTACCTGTTAGATCTTTTTCAAATCCAAAGTACGCTTTAGGTACCTTAAGAGCAGCTAACATTTCATCACGTAAGAAAGCTACGTCATCTATTGCATTGTACTCTAAACCTTTAAGTGTATCAATTTTAGTATTTGAATTAGGTCCACGTTGAGGTATGTAGAAATCCTCCATAACATTCATCATGTTATATTTTAGATTATATTCACCTGTTTGTTGGTCAATATATGGAGTTTTCTTCATTTTCTGTTTCAATCTCTCCATGTATCCATCAACTTCAGCTGAAGGCATATTACCAACGTCAACGTAGAATATACGTTTTTCTGGGGCACGTGTGATACGATGTAATAACATCGCGTCTTTCATCAACACATATTGTTTATATGTTTTACGTGCTGGTTCAATATATGATCTACCATAAGGTAGGTAATTGGCATCTGTTAATAAGCGGAAATGGGCAATTTCGTAGTTTTCGAATTTAATTTTACCGTCTCTATCTTTAAGACGACTATTAATACCACCAGCGGCAATAACCATTGGATCGATTCTAAAACAAACATACGATGGATTTTCAGGATCTACTCCTTCTTCACGTACCATGTCATAAACAGACATAGGTGCCACATTATATATACCGAATTTTTCAGCAATTTCTAAATGTAGATAGAAATCACCATACTTACTCATATTACGTATCCATACCCATAAGTTAAATTCTATGTTTAAAATATCATAAAACAAATTATATAGAATACGTTGAATGTTCTCGTCTGAGCTTCTGATTTGTATTACCTCGCCTGTTTCGTTTTTTAACGTCGCCTCATCAGCAATAATATCTAAAGCAGATGCTATAATTGATTCAGTGTCCATTGCCTCGTAGTCAGTATATAACTGGATACGTAGCGTTTGGTAATTCATAGTTGGGTTGTATGGCATGTTAGCCCCATACCTATGAAGTTTGGTGAATCTATCAATTAATGCGTTAGTTTTAACGTTACCATATGCTTGGATACGGTCAACATCTGTTACTTTTAATTGATTACCACCTATGTTACGGATTACGACATCAGTACTAAATAGACGTCTTAGTCTATTAAAAAGTCCTGCATCATTAGTGTTTTCTGCCATTTGTTGTGTTTAATATATTAATAAATATTGTTTAAAGCAACCAGGTAATGTTTTCTGTTCCACCCATTCCATCATCCATTTGATATGGATTTTGAAAATTAGGATTGTGTGTTGGATACTTATTAGGATATACAGTACTGCTCATCCCCATTATAGCTGCTCTAGTCATATCTAAACCTTGGGCACTGAATTTTAATGCTGTATCTCTAACAAATAATCCCATTCCTAGACTCAATACCAAATCGTCATTATAGCCGTTTTGTGATTGAGCTTTACCGTTTTGCCAAATAAACACTCTTAGCTCTTCTAATAATCGCTTAGAGTGAAAAGTAAACGTTCTTTCTCTAATATACGACTCCATTTTTGAGATGACAAGTGGTCTTGTCTTTGTTGAGTTAGTAAATCCGGGAACGGTTTGTTCACTTTCCATTTTAGCAAGGTATTTTTCCATACTAATATCACCATATGATCTAGGTGAATAATATAAATTAGAATATCCTCGCTCTATAATAGTATTAATTACATCCCATCCAATATTAGCGTTTTCTACTACTAATAATGCGTTATTGTATTCACTAGCTACAGACACTAACATATGTCCATATTCACGAGTACTAATTTGTGATTTATATTCTGCTACTTGCTCACATGATTCAATATCAATTACGTGGAATGCAGAGTGGTCACTTCCATCACCACGAGCAACGTCAGCACATATAATATAATTTTTAGTATAGTCTGGGTATTGCCAAATCCAAAAATCACCACCCATAAAGCGACGTTCTATAGGCTCTTGAATATGTGTTTGCTCATAGAATGATAATATCTCACTATCTACTACAGTATTACCTGAGCCTAAAAAGTCACAATCATATTCTTGGGCAAATTCACGTGGCGACATGTTTGATCGTTCACGTTGTTCCCATCCTTCATCTACAGGGAATACTCGATCTGGATGTAGATTCCAAGATAATTTAATGGCTTTAAAGTCATTTTTACCTATCTCAGCTTCAGTATACATTTTATGGAACCAGTTACCAACACCATTTGGTGAAGACAATGCTATAATTCCTCCACCCGTAGCAATAGTGGGTTTAATACTCGTATAAATTTTATCAATACCTTCAATGAAGGCAGCCTCATCCACTACTAGTAAAGATACTGCGTAAGATCTACCAGCATCTGAAGCAGCTGATGTTGCTACGATTTGGGAGTTATTGGCTAATTTTAATGATAATTTATTATCGGATATTGGTTTTTGATTACCTTTTAGCCATCCTGGTAGGTTATTGTACATGAATTGTACTTTTTCAACCATACCTTTGGCGGTTTCTTGCTTAGTTGCTATACATAATACTGTTTTATCCTTATGGAACAACATTGTCCATAACGAATATCCAGCTACTAGTGTAGATATACCTAATTGGCGTGATTTATTTATAATCGTAAAACGATTATCTCTAATTTCTTGTAATGTATCTCCTTGGAAGGGATATAGGTGGAATAGTACACGACCTTTTACAGGATGGGTTATATAACAATACTTACGAAAAAAATGGATAGGATCCGTAGCGCATTTTATGTATTCCTGCTTTATTATTTCTTTAATTTCTGCTTGGCTCATATATAATATGTTGTATATAAATATATAAGACAAATAAAGCCCGCTAGTGCGGGCTTTTTATATGTGTTTTTAATTAATATTAAATTAATCCTGCTTTATCATATACCTCTTCATCAAACATACTAATCCAATTAGCTTGAATAAATGATACTTCACTCATATCATCAATTAAAGTCATAGCAAAACGACTATAATCTTTTTTCTTAACTGGTTCTCCTTCAGGAAATTCGGCTTTAAAATCATTTAATACACTTTCATCTTCATAAGATTTTATAATATCAAGTACATCGTTATATGGAGCTTCATTTGGAGCTTTTTGGAATTCAATATCTAAATCATAATCATTATAATCATAATCATCAGCATCATCTTTTTCAGCGTCTTTGTAATATGATTTTTTATTTTCATCTAATTCAGATTCGCCAGCTAAATCCATAGCATATTGTTCAACTTCTTCAGCATCATATCCAAAATCTTCAACATCTTCTATATATTCAGCTTCACCATTAGTAATTATATTAGCTAATACATTACCTGCTTCTCCTAAAGCATACTCGAAATCTTCTTGTGCGCTAAGATCTTCTATAGCGTCAAAAAATTCTTTTTTCTGTACAGGAGTAAGATTAATTTTTTTAGCTTCGTTAATTTGGTTTTCAGTAATAATACCCGCTAATTTTTGCATTCTGCGGAATTGTTCATTTAATGTTTGTTTCATAGTAATAAATATTTATAGAATTAATAGAATTGAACCTAATACAACTAATCCCGTTGTAGTTTTCCACAGCAATACTTTTTTCTTTAATTTTTTAATCTGGCTTTCAGATTCATCTTTCAATAAACCATACTTTAATTCCTGATTAAATACGATACCATCAAAATTTGCTTCTTTGTTCTCGTATGATATAATGACGCTATCTTTACCTGCAATTCTATTATTTAATGTTGCAATGGTGCTATCCGCTAATACTAATTCTGCTTTAGTACCATCACATAATATTAAATCTTGTGCGGCATTTACTAATGCTTCTCTAGGTACATCTAATGTTGCTGGGTTTTCTGGTGCGTATCTTTCAATATAGAAATTAAATAATTCATCATCTGTTACTGATTTGAATTTATTGGCTAAATTTTTGGCTTTAGCTTTAGCAACATCGCGTTCCGATTTGTAATATTCTACTTTAGTAATTAAAATTGAATCTTTCTTAACTAATACGTCAATAATGCTATCTTCTTTAGCAATGTTACCATATAAAGAATCAATAACTTTATTTAGGCTATCGGTTTTTTGTTGAAAATCACCACTAAATGGTGAACCATAACGCTCAGTATAACCAAATAATAATAACGCTCCAATAATAAGACCGATTATAAATGTAACAATTTTGTTCATATTAGATATTTGCTAATTTTTTAAGACGCTTTAATACTACTTCGTTAATTTCATCTTCACTTTCTATTGCACCTTGTTCTGCTCTAGTTTTAACATAATCATTAGTGTTAACTATATTAGCAATACGTTGCTCTAAAGACGTTTTTAAGGCGATTAAACGCTCAAGCTCATTGGATTCGCTAGAAAGATCGTCTCCGCTCTGTCTTTGTTTTTTATATTGGGTAATCGCACTTTTAGTGCGCCCTAAACGCTCAGCATATTTAGAATAATCCATCCAAGCCGCATAATCATCATCTGATATGTTTGATTGTACTGGGGCTGCCATTTCTGGTTCTAATGCTTGTTCCATATCTTCCATTTCATCCTCCTCAGTACCAACAGTACGAGTCGGGATGTTGGTTAATCGGCTTCCAACAAAGAAATCTTCAGCACCAA